AATATAAATTCTATCAAGCAAGCTATCATGGATCGCATTTCAATCGATATAACCACGATTCAAGATGTTAGTAACTACGAAAAATCTGGATTTACTGGTTTCCCTGCAGTGACGGTAGTTTGTTCGGGGAATGAAAATGATTATTGGTCAACAGCCGAAAACAAACGACAATTTTCTTTTACAATTAGAATTTATCAACAGATGGAACAAAAGCCTGACTTAGGAGATGTTTCTGATAATGCTAAACAACAGGCTGAAGACATCTTGGGTCGAGTTGTTTCTGAAATTATTGACAGTTTTGATGATGTGAATGCTTTAAGTGAAGTGGCAGATTATTGTCGAGCAGTTCCATCGGTCTGGGGCTACGTAAAAATTGGAGACGGATTCTGTCGGACAGCAGAAATAAAAATATCAGCAATAAAAATATTTAATATAACTATTTAAGAAAGGAGATTACTTTGGCAAAATTTGTGGGCCGCAATTGCGGCGTTGGGATAGGAAAAGAATCCCCTAGAGGAACGGCAGTAGCACCGACCTTTTGGATTCCATGGGCTACAGTAAGTTTTAACGATAAGGTCGATAGAATAGTTGAGGAAGCGGCATTTGGTAATATTGCGGATGCTGACTCTTCATATACGGTAAAAAGTTGGGGAGAAGGAGAAATCGAGGCTGATATTCATGAAAACTATGTTGGACTCATTCTAGCGGCTCTAGCAGGTGCTGCACCAACAACTACGGGTGGTCCGACTAACTGGACTCACACTTATGCTCTTCAAAACATCAACAACAAACTATCCCTTTCATTAGCAATGGATACACCAAATACTGAAGTGATTTTTCCGTTTGGGATGGTGGATAAGTACACAATCACAGTCAAACCTGCTTCAATTGTCAGAAATACAATGTCATTTAGGTCACAGAAGTCTAAAGACTGGAGCACGCTAACCCCGAGTTATACTTCGTTGGGAGATAAGTATCTTTCGAAGCATTGTGCTTTCTACTTAGCGACTAGTAGTGCGACTTATATTGCTGACCTTAATACAGAAGAAGCTTCCTCAACAGGTAAAATTGCGGTTACCAGTTTAACTTTCAATGTTAATAACAATCTGGCTGATTGGGATACTATCGGAACTGTTACGCCTGTAGATATTGTTAATAGAACTTTTGCGGTGGATGGAGAAGTTGAATTAGCCTTTGATGACAATACTTACCGAAATTACGTTATGGCAGGAACCTATAAAGCATGTAGGATTAAATTCACTATTGGAGATAATAATTCCTTACAGATTGATATGCCGAAAGTTGACTTCAGAGAATGGGAACCGAATATTGCTTTGGACGATATTGCTACACAGAAATTCACTTTCAAGGCACTTTATGATACAGCTAATGGTTTTTCTCAGATGAGTATGACTCTCAAAAATCAAAATCAAACCTATTAAACAAAATAATAATGAGGGGTTAGTTGATTTGCCTCCGCTAACCCCTCAAAAGCGAGGTAAACAAACATGTCAGGAAAATTTCAAGTACGAAAGAAAATTGAATTGAACTTTCTTGGTGAAGGATGGGAAGAGGCTTTCATTACGTTAAATGCTCCCTCCTACGGAGAAATCAAAGAATTTGCCAAGAAGTCTAAAGTAAAAGAAGGCGAACAGCCAGACGAGAGTGTAGTGGATGAAGGTATTGACCTTCTAAAAAGTCTTTTTATTGATGGTAAAGCCTTCGATGGTAAAGCGTTGGTAGACTTCACTAAAGAAGACATCACCGACTTACCGATTGAAGCAATCAATAAAATTTTTGTTGCTTTAACTGAGGGTGTAAAAAGCCCAAACTCATAAAGGCATTGGAAGATGCCATTCTCAGAGATTCAGATTCTGTCCCCATAGAATTAGCCGAGTACTTATACCGCAAGGCTTTCAATCTCTCCAGTGCCCAAATGGAGGACGAGCCTTTTGATAAATTTGTAGTTAATTTAGAAATAATGAAATTGGAGAATATGAGAATGAAATTTGACCAAAAAGCTTCAGAAAGAGGTAAGTGATGGCTGGAGATATTGAATTAAGGGCTAGGATAACCGCAACAGACCAAGCATCTGCTGTTATTAAGGGTGTTAGTAATGCAACAAAGGGTTTGATTGATGCTGTTACCAATGCCCAAAAATCGACTACAAGCCTTAGCCAAAGTATGGCAACTGCTGGTCAAAATATGATTAGTGCTGGTAAAAACACTCAATGGTTAGGTAGACAGTTCTTATATAATGTGACTGTACCGATAGTCGGTGTTGCTACGGCAGCAGTCAAAATGGCTTTTGATTTTGATAAAGCTATGTCTCAAGTAAAAGCAGCTGCATCAAGTACAGCGGTTATTTCACAAGAACAATATTCTAAGATGAAAGAGGCGGTTCTCGAAGTCTCTAAAACCTCAATTCAATCTGCTACCGATATTACTAAAGGATTTTATGAATTAGTTTCTGCTGGTTATTCGGTTGAAGAATCGATGAGAATGTTGGCAGATGTTACTCAATTTGCAACCGCCAGTGCTTTAGATGTAGGAACAGCAGCTCAATTTGCTTCTGCTCAGTTACACGCTTGGAGTGGAACTGGTATTACTCTTAAAGAAATAATGGATAAAACCGCTGTGGCTGTTCAGGCGACTCAACTTCACTTTGATGATTTTGTTCATAGTGCAGAAATGGCTGGTTCGATGGGTAGAGAAGCAGGCCAAAGTTTTGATGAAATGTCTATAGCTTTAATGGCAATGGCAGATAGAGGTGTGGTTGCTGGTAAAATGGGTTTTTATTTAAGAGCAATTTTCCAAGATTTAGCGACTGGTGAAGAAAATGCCGCTAAAGCTGGAATAGATATGAGTGGAGTATTTACTGATACATCAGGTAATATTAGACCATTAAGTAATATTGCTAAAGATTTTGGAGAGAAATTAAGTGGTGTTAGTTCTCAACAGGAAAGATTAACAATTTTAACGAAAGTATTTGGCCGTAATGCGGCTACTGGTTTTATTCCTATTATGGAAGCAGCAACTCAAAATACTGGTTTATTTAGTAACGAAACTGAAAAGTTGGCTCAATCTATGGTGGACGGTGAAGGTTCTGCGGCTGATTTTTCTGGTGAGATTAAAAATACCGCTAAATCTTTAGACGAATATTTACAAATGGTGAAAGATTCTGAAGGTGCAACAAAACGAATGTCTGATGCTGTTAATAGCACTGACTATGCCAAAATGCAGATTGCTATTAATAATCTTAAAGCGGCAGGTATCGAGATGGGTATGAAATTAATGCCTATTTTATCTAAACTTGTTGACAACTATTTGATTCCATTAATAAAAAAGATAGAAGATTTAAGTCCTAAAACTCAAAAATGGATGCTCGCTATTACTGGTTTGGTAGCGGTTATGGGTCCATTATTAATTATTATAGGTATGATGAAAGAAGGTCTTGGATTAATAATGATGGGAATAAGCAAACTTATTAGTCCTTCAAATATATTAGCGACATCTTTTTTAGGAATCGCAGCAGTAATTTTAACAATCGTTGGTTCAGTGGTTGGTTTTGATAATTTGACAAAGGCTATATTGAAATGGAAAGACGCTATTATAGCAGTAGTTGCTATTTATGAGGCTTTCAAACTTGGGAATATGATTAATGGTTGGATTAGGTCTTATCAAATATTTCGTGCAACTATTGTGGCAGGTACAGAAGCAGTAGCAGCTTTTACTATCGCTCAAAATGGAAGTGTTGTCGCTGTAAAAGGTATGACGGCAGCTCAATGGAGTCTAAATGCGGCGATGGATGCCAATCCAATCGGAATTGTGATAGCAGCATTAACAGTAGTGGTAGCAATAGGTTATAAATTGTCAACTATGAATTGGTTTCAAAATTTAAATCCTGCTATACAAATATTAATTAGTCCTCTTGGTTCACTTATTAATTTATTTAATATATTAAAACAAAAAACCGATGATAGTGCAACTGCAATAAATAATTTAAAAACTATAACCGATACTTTTTTTAACGCTACTGCGGAATATAATCAAGCTAATTTAACATTGGCTACAACTACTGCTACCAGAAATCGTTTAACGGAAGAATTGGCACAATTAGAAAGAGATGGCAAAACCGACACTGATGAATATAAGGTTGCTACTGCTCAATTAAAAGTCACAAATGATGAATTAGCTAAAGCTCAAACTGATGTTGAGACTACCAAAAAAAATGCGGATAAAGCATTAGCAGATAAAACTGGATTAGAAGTTGCTAGAAAAAGTATAGAAGATGCTAATAGCCAATTGGGACCTTTTGTAGAAAATTGGAACAATATTCATGATAAAACTGTACAATTAAATATTAAAACTGTTGAAACAGTCACTAAATATGTAAACCAGGCTATTCTAGGGTCTGGTGGTATAGATAATAACCCAGATACACCTTATGCTTCTGGAGGCATTATTCCTACGACTGGAACATACATGATGCATAAAGGAGAAAGTGTAACCCCAGAAGGTTCACATACTCAAGGTGGTGGTGCTGTAACTGTTAATGCTTATTTTTATGGAGACATAAATGAGTCTGGTGGAGATTTGGGAGATATGGGTAGGAAATTGGCAAGAAGTTTGGAGTTGGCTAGAATGGGTATAGGTACTTAATGACTAATTTTTCTTTTAAAAGTC